ACTTAAACCTTTACCATCTTCAGTTCTGTATTTTTTAAGCTCTGGCCCTAGATTAGCGCCTTTAACCATTGATTTGTAAGTTTTTTCTTCTAAAAACTCTGTTCTGTTGATTAAATCATTAAAGGAGCTATAATTATCGTAAATATTAAAGGAACTCATATAATATATTTATACCTATGAAGCTGAATTATAAAGATTTTAACCAGATGAATAAGAGAGAATTGTGTAAAATACCCGGGGTTGGTAGAACCACAGCTTCGCGAATTTTAGGATTTAGACCTTTTAGAAGTAATGACGATTTATTTAAAGTAAAAGGTTTAGGCAGAAAAACTCTTAAGAATTTGGGAATTGAAAAAACTAAAAAGAAGAAGAAAAAGTGGTACACTATTGATGGGGTAGATTACCCAGATAATTGCTTGGCTAAAGATAAGCGTTATGGAACTATCGACTTCTTTTGGCGTGTTGATAAAGAGCATAGAGAAAGTATTAGTGAACCATCAGCATGGGTTTTAAGAAATCGAAGAATTAGTGAACGTATTAGAGCAGAGGGACCTGATGGTCCTATGAGTAGATATGTAGATAATTCTTATATGTGGGAGCCTGGGTTTAAGTTCGATTGGGAAGATTGATTATCGCATAAAATATAATAACATATATTATGTGCGCTATTTTTGGTTCTTTTAATACTTCTATGTTTGAAGTCTTGTATGAAGCAAACAAACAAAGAGGTAATTTCGCTAGTAGTATAGTAAGCTTATCTGAAGATGATCAGTTTATTAAGAAGAAAAAAGGTGATATAGATTTTGACAAATATACTCATCAACCTAAAACAAATTACTACTTAGGTCATGTACAAGCTCCTACATCTTCAATGAGAGCTTATAGTTATGATACTTCTCATCCCTTTGAGTCAATATCGTGGCTTGTATCTCATAATGGTGTTTTAACTAATCATAAAAAATTAAACTCTCTTTACGGTCTTAAGACTAGAGTAGATACTGAAACGATAGTAAACGTGTTAGAGTACCTTACACATAAAGAACACAAAAAAGGTAAAGTTATAGTTAATCCTGCAAAAATAATTAAAAAGACGCTAGAAAAGTTATCCGGTACTTTTGCTTTAAGTATTGTTTTTTGTGATACAAATGAAGTATTTCTAGCTAGATCCGGATCGTTGTTGCATTATAACAATAATGGCGATTATTCTACATTAACCGGAGAAGGTCTTAAAGAATTACCGGAAGGTGTATTAGTAAAGCTTAATAATAAAACTCATAGATGGAATAAAGTAAGTGAGTTTAAACATGATTCTCCCTTTTCGTTTATATGATAGAAAATATGATATTTTCGGCTACCGCTGGAAGAGATATAGATACGTTGCTTTGGAAAACTTCAGAGAATTCATCTGTAATTTTTAAACAAAACAATACCGACTCTTTACAGAAGGTTTATAATAAAGCAATAGATTTTGCTATTCAAGAAAATGTACAAAATTTAATTTTAGTACATGATGATGTTATATTAGAAAACTTTACTGATGAAAGATTAGAAAAATTATTTAAAAAGTATGACGTAGTTGGCTGTGCTGGTACAACTGAAGTAAATTTATCACCACCAGCGCTTTGGCACTTAATGGGTGGGGGGTTTGGGTCAAAAAATTTACATGGAGCTGTTGCCCATGGCAATGAAAAAGAAAAGAACATGACACCATTTGGTTCTTACCCTCATAGAGTGGTAATAATTGATGGTGTCTTTATGGCTATTAAAAGACAGGTATTTCAAAAGATTAAATTTGATGAATCATGCCCTTCAAAATGGCATTTTTATGATTTAGATTATTCGATGCAATGCCATAAAGCAGGTTTTAAGGTAGGTGTTGGTGATATTATAGTAACACATAACTCCCCTGGTTTAACTTCATTTACTGAAGAGTTTAATAAAGGTCAGGAGTGGTTTTTGAACAAGTGGAAAAGCAAATAAAATATAATATCATTATATTGTGAGTAAATTGGACTTAGATTATTTCGAGAATGTTCTTATCTATAAGTCCCTTACTGATGGAACTTATCTAGCATCTGTTGCTGATTTTGTAAAGCCTGAGTACTTTAAAAATAAAGCTATAGCTAGTATATTTGCTATTATTAAAGAATTTTCTGAGAAACGCAATAAGCTACCTACTACAACTGAGATAAAATCACATTTAGTAACTGATGAACAGAAAGAATCCTTTAAGGAGTTAGTAGTATCGTTTAATGATATTGATAAAGACTTAGATAAAGATGAATTGTATGATAATACAGAGCAATTCTTAAAAGAGAAAGCTGTTTATCATACTATGCTTAATGTAGCTGAGGATGTATCAAGTGGTAAAGTTGATACTTCTGTAGTATTAGATAAATTTGAAAAGTCTTGTAATATAAATCTAGTAACTGATTTAGGTTTAGATCTTTATAGTGATATTGACTTGCTTATAGATGATATCAACTCTGTAGAACGACATGTTCCTAGTACTTGGGATTGGTTGGATGAAACTTTAGGTGGAGGCTTTCTTGAGGCTGGTAAATCTTTATATGTATTTGCAGGTGAAACTAATATTGGTAAGTCTATCTTCTTGGGTAATATTGCTACTAACATAGCTCAACAAGGTAAGAATGTTTTATTAGTAACTCTTGAGATGTCTGAGTTATTATACGCGCGTAGATTATGTACTAACGTAACGAAGATACCTATGAAAGAGTTAGCTGGTAATACTCCTTCAATTAAGCAAGCAATAAAGAGTGAAGAAGGTAAGATTTTTATTAAAGAGTTTCCTCCTTCAACAATCACTCCAAGTCAGTTAAAGGGCTTTGTTAAAAAGTTTCAAGATAAAGGTATTAAGTTAGATGCTATAGTTTTAGATTATCTTAACTTGATGCATTCTACTATGGGTAATAATTCATATGAACGTATTAAGCATGTGACTGAGCAAGTTCGTGCAATGAGTTATATTTTTGAATGCCCTATTATATCAGCTACTCAGTTAAATAGATCAGGCTTTGATACTGATAATCCTGATCTTGCTACTATATCTGAATCTATTGGATTAGCTGCTACTGCTGATGTTATTGTATCTATTTATCAGAATGAAGAAGATAGAGAACTTGGTATTATTAGACTTGGTATGATGAAAAATCGATATGGTCCCCGGGGAACTACTCAAGCTATGCGAATAGATTATAGTACTTTATCTATCGAAGAAGCTGATGATATTGAGTTTGAAGATGATGGGAATGAAACCCTAAGCGCTTTAGTAGGACTTGCACAATAAGGAACTTTTTGTAAATATAAACAGTGAATATCCAAGTATGGACTGATACTGATTTACACGGAGCGGGCGGGACTCTGGTATTGCAGTGGTTATATAAAGACAGTAAAGCGTTTAATATAAACGATGTTACTGAGTCTACGCTTACTGGACGTTTTAAAGGAGCTTTACAAACTCTAGATCACTATGATAGAGTTTTTATCGTTGACTTGGATCTTAATGAGGAACAAATTAAACTTGTAGATAGAGAAAACGTAGTAGTTATCGATACGCATAAAAACCACAATAAAAATAAACACCTTTATAAAAAATCAAAAGTTATAATAGATGATAGCTTTTTTTCTTGCGTAGATTTAATTTGTGATAAATTTAAAAGCCATATTAACTTAACTAAAGAACAGGAAAAGCTAATAGAAATTATAAGTCAATATGATTGGTATAAATCTAATAATGATGCATTAAAGCTAAATGCTATTTATTATAATTTAAATTCTCCTAAAACAGAAAACTTTATTAGTAACTTTTATAACGGATTATCTGATTTTACTATACAGCAAAAAAATTCAATAAAGTTATTCTTTAAAAAATTCAAAGATCAAATTAACAGTAATGATGTCTTTAAAGGTAAAATAAAAGACTACAACGTAGTAGCTTCGTTTGGTGATTATGCTATAGGTGAATTAGCTCATTTTCTTCTTAGTAAGTATAAAGCTGATATCAGTATAATTGTTAATACAAAAGCTAAAACGGTTTCATTTAGAAGGAACAAGGATTGTGATATAGATGTAAGTTTATTAGCTAAAAAATTATGTGACGGGGGTGGTCACTCTGCAGCGGCTGGAGGTAAGTTAACTAAGCAATTTGCAATTTTAACCAAACAATTTACCCAATGTTAAATACAAATATTAACCAAGCACCTTCAAGCACACTAATAAAGGATGAAACTGAACACTTACTTTTGTGTTTTTGTACTTTTTGCTCACAGTTAAAAGGTAAAAAGTTATCATTACAAAATATCTTTATATTAGTATTACAAGAGGAAAAAATAAGAAATATTCTTAAGGAACTTTTAACCATTGAAACTAACTATGATGTAGTTAAACTATTTATAGACTTTGAGCCTTCGATTACTAAATCAAAATACATTACAAAGTTCCTTAATTCACATTCAGATATAGATTTATGATCACCGAAAAAGAGAAGTCAATATATAACAGCTACTTATATGCTTCTCGAAAGGCTAAAAACAAGCCAGTTAGACTTAGACAAAATTTTGACAACTTAGAGAGTAAAGATGAAGTAGCACTTAAAAAGCTTAATTTACTCTTATCGAAATATAGCCATATTAACTATAGCGATTTTTTTATAGCACCGTATATGGTATATGGCTCTGATAATTATTTTGATTTGTCATTTTTTAATACACGTAAGGCAATCAAATGTTATTCTATACACTGTAAGAACAAACAAGTTCAAGATCCTGACAGTGAGGATAGTGTTAATACTTTAAAAGAGTGTTTAAAGTTTATTTGTTGTTATTGTGAAGAGGAAGAAATAACGTTAGCACAATATAAGAACTATTCTAATGTTGATACACCTAATTCTATTCCAATAATTTTTACACATCTTAAAAATCACAAGATTAATTTTTATCTATTGCATGCTCTTAGTGTTGATTCAGCTATAAAAGAATGTAACGGAACTTTAACTTGGATTATTCCTGAATTTTATGATCTGTATGCGCAGACAAGAGCTAAGTTCCTAAGTTCCAAAGTTCTAAAAGAGAAAGCTAATAAAGGGCTAAAAATAATAGAACAAAAGCTCTTGAAGTTCAGCACGCCGGCGTTATAATTATGGCATGAGTACTTTTACTAGTTCAATGTTTCAATCAATTAAAGATGCACTAGCTACTTCTGATAATAAGGGGTCAGCTAAATTTAACGAGATTATGCCGACTAAGTCGGGTAATACTTATACGGTAAGACTTTTACCTTTTGCTAAAGATCCGAGTAAGACTTTCTTCCATTACTACAATCATGGATGGACGTCTTTCGCTACTGGCCAATATGTTCAAGCGCTTAGTCCACAAACGTTCGGTGAACGTGATCCTATCGCTGAAGAACGTTTTAAAGTTCTTCGTACTGGTAGTGAAGAAGAAAAAGAGAAGATGAGCGCTGTTCGTCGTCTTGAAAAGTGGTTAGTTAACGTCTATGTTATTGATGATCCAACTAATCCGGATAATAATGGCAATGTAAAAATTCTTCGTTATGGTAAGCAGCTTCATAAAATTATTACTGAAGCTATCGAGGGTGAAGATGCTGAAGAGTTTGGTCCTCGTATCTTTGATCTGGGTCCTGATGGTGTTAATTTTAAAATTAAAGTAGAGCAGCAAGGTGATTATCCTACTTATGTATCTTCTAGATTTACTGCTGCTGGAAAGATTGATCTTTCTGAAGATGAGCAAAAAGGTATCTATGAAGGTGCTTTCGACTTAAATGAAGTCTTTACTCTTAAGTCTTATGACGAGCTTAAGGATATGCTTAATGAGCATTATTACTGTAGAACTGAAGAGGAGACTACCCCCGTAACTTCAGCTCCTGTACCGGTAGTAGAAACTCCATCAGAGCCTGAGCCGGCTGTAGTATCTAATGATACTGTAGAAGAAGATATTGATGAACTCTTGAAAGATCTCTAATATGGAAGGAATGACACCACAACAGAAAGCTGCTGTGATGCAGTTTATGGGTACCTCATACGGAGAAGCTCATAAAAATGATGGTATGATGGTCAGCCCATCGGCTAATTTAAGCCCTATAGCAGAAAGAGCTAAACAAGTCTTTGAACAAACTGCAAAAAT